GGGAGATGGTCTCCTGCCTTGGAGACCTAGCTGTCCCTCCAATGGAGGGCAGCGACCCGATGCGCCTAGAGAGGTTTTGCAGACCCTCTAGGGCCTATGGTCACATAGGTGCACCCCACTTGCATCCAACGAGCTACCTGACGTGGAGAAGGCTCCCCCCAAGGGGTCAGCCTTGTCCGTAGTCGGTGCTCAGTTGGAAGTTCATGGGAGTGCTGATGAGACCGTAGGTGTGTTCCTAAACCCAATCGTTGACGGGGTGACAGATATCCTGTACGACTTAGAATTCCCACCTCTCCCTCAAGTGCGTGCGCTTGGTGGGGCTGAGCGCTGGGGCGCACATGTCAGTCTCGGTTCTACCGTCTCTGACTCTGCGCTGCCTTGCTGCTCGCCTGCCCAATCCGCCGCTCCACCTCGAGCCTTCCGGCCAACCAGGCGCTCCTCCCGTAAGGGCAGACGCCATGGTTCCCGTATGAAGCGCTCCAGGGTGGCTTGGGGGCGTGATGCGATACTTTGTCTCAAGGATGCTCTGCCGCCTCCCGATAGGGTAGCATGCGATAAGTTGCTCGAAAGGTACGACCGCCTAGCCGCCAAAACTGGCGTCGAGGCCGCTTTGAGTATGCTTAAGAAGGCGTCTGGCGAGGCCCGGTCCCAATGGATTTTGTCCAACGGTTCCTTTGCTTCTGCCCAGTTCTCCTTCCTAGGCCGCTCTCTGCCGCCTGGGACACCAGCCCAGCTGGCTAGTGCCATCGCTGCCCACCGGGTTAACCTATCCAGGAATTGGAAGACCGACGCTTCTATCCTTGAGCGCATTAGCGCCTTCGGGAAGAAGTGGGCTCTGCGTTTCTGTTCTCGGTCGGACAGGATGGAGTCTCCTGACCTCCCCTCACTCTCGAGTTGCACTGGTGCAACCGTTCGTGGCGGGGGCCAGCGTGGTCTCGTCGCTTCCCTGGGCACGCACCCGCGTGCTCAGGAGCTCTACGACGACCCGTTGCTCTCTCACCTTCCACCGCAGGACCGCGAGTCCGTTGTGTTTGACTCTAGCCTCGTTTTCCACGGTGCTCAGCTACTCGAGACGTCTCATGCCTGGCATGAGGTCGTCGGTTTAACTGAGCCTGGGCTCAAGACACGAGTCATCACAAAGTCGCCTGTCTGCTTCCAGCTGTTAGGCCACGTTCCAAGGAAGAGGCTCCTTGGCGGACTGAAGCGGGACCGCCGATCCCAGTCGACACTTATCGGGGTTGAGGACGCGTCAGTGCTTTCCTTCTTCGAAGGATGCTCCTCAGGTTCTTGTGTTTCCACAGACCTGACGGCTGCAACTGACCTACTCCCCCTCGATCTTTGTGCCTCTTTGATCGACGGCCTCCAGGCTTCAGGACGTTTCACCCAAATGGAAATCGAAGCTCTAAGGATCCTTACCGGTCCTCAGAGGATCAGGTATGGTCCCTCGCAGGGTGACTGTGAGATTACCTCCCAAGGTGGGGTCCTGATGGGATTACCAGTTTCCTGGTGCATCCTATCATTGATCCACATCTTCTGGTGGGAATCAGCGATCACCTAGGCGGCTCGGGTTCTCCGCAAGTCGAAGCGCGAGGCGTTCGACGCGAACAGATTCATGATCTGCGGCGACGACGCCCTCGCCCTCGTCTGGTCGGAGACCTCAACCGCCTACTCGAACATTGTTCGAGCGTGCGGGGGTCAACCCTCTCCTGGAAAGCACTTCATCTCTAGGGGTCCGGTACTCAGAGGCGTGTTCCTCGAGAGACTTTACGAATTCTCCACAACGGGGGGACGCGTGCTGGGTGGTCGTCGCGAGACGTCCATCCCTCTCCGCGGCCTCGTGAGGGTGGAGGTTCCGCCAAGTCTCCGGGAGTACGGATCTGGTCTCCGGATATCCCGTCTGATGAAGCTACTCTTCACCATCGATTCCATTTGGGCGCAGCAGCCGTCTGCAACCAAGGAGATAGCACGCTTTGTTTCAAGGCACTACCCATGGTTGAGGCGGTCCGCCAAGGAGCTTGGACTGCTCAACGGAGTCAGGTTACGCTTCGGCGGCTCGGGCATCCCAAATGAGGGGCCCCTCGGCCGCAAAACCGTAACCTGCCTTGCCCGGTCGATACTCCACGTCGAGAGCGGCCATGA